ATGTGGATGCAGAACGAAATGAGTCTATTCCAAGAAAAACGATTGGAGCACAAGAACTTTTTCTAGACCTTCTGAAGGAAAGAGCAGAGACTGGTCGTATTTACATTATGAATATTGACCACTGCAATTCTCACTCATCCTTTATTGATAAGGTTGAGATGAGTAACCTTTGTCAAGAAATCACTCTTCCAACCAAACCAATTCAACATATCGATGACCCGAATGGTGAAATTGCTCTTTGTATTCTGAGTGCCATCAATATTGGAAAAATTAAGACTAATGACGAACTTGAGGTTCTTTGTGACCTTTCTATCAGAAGTCTTGATGAACTTATTGATTATCAAAATTATCCCGTCAAAGCAGCAGAAATTTGCACAAAAGCACGTAGGTCACTTGGAGTAGGTTATATTGGTCTGGCACACTATCTTGCCAAGAATGGAGAAAACTATGGAGACCCTGGTGCCTGGAAACTAGTACACGACTTGAGTGAGGCATTCCAATATTATCTGATTAAGGCAACCGTAAATCTTGCGAAAGAAAAAGGTGCCTGTGAGTATTCTCATCGTACCAAGTATGGTCAGGGTATTCTACCGATTGATACATACAAGAAGGATGTTGATGAAATTGTTCCGAATAATTTGAAATATGATTGGGATAGTCTTAGGGAACAAGTTAAGCAATATGGAGTACGGAACTCAACACTGTCGGCACAAATGCCTTCGGAGAGCAGTTCCGTTGTGTCAAATGCAACAAATGGAATTGAACCACCCCGTGGATACTTGTCCATTAAGAAATCGAAAAAGGGTCCGCTCAAACAGATTGTACCCCAGTATCAAACCCTTAAGAACAACTATACGCTTCTTTGGGATATGCCTAGCAATACTGGTTATATCAATATTGTTGCTGTTATGCAAAAGTTCTTTGATCAGGCAATTTCTGGAAACTGGTCATATAATCCAGAAAATTATCCCAATAATGAAGTACCTGTGTCGGTAATGGCACAAGATATGCTTACTTGTTTCAAATTGGGACATAAAACAGCATATTATCAGAATACTTATGATATTAAGACCGATGAAGTGGTTGAAGAACCAAAAGAAGACCTTCAATCACTCCTGAATGATATTATGAGTTCTGATGAGGAATCGTGTGAAAGTTGCACAATCTAACCTGATTAAATATAATAGTGTGAGTTAATTTAGAGAAGAAAAATTATGGATTTTAACTTTAAGACAAAACTAGAGGAGAAGAATGTGGTCAATCAAATGACAGTTTTTAACTCTCAGGAGGTAGATACTAAAAAGCAACCGATGTTTTTTGGTGCTCCTCTGGGTATTCAGCGTTATGATTCTTACAAGTATCCAATTTTCGACAAATTAACTCAGCAACAACTTGGATACTTTTGGAGACCTGAAGAAATATCTCTTCAGAAAGATCGTGGCGATTATCAAACATTACGTCCAGAACAAAAACACATTTTCACCAGTAATCTGAAATATCAGATTATGCTTGATTCGGTTCAGGGAAGAGGTCCTGGTATGGCATTTGCTCCGTACTGTTCACTTCCTGAATTGGAAGCATGTATGAAGGTCTGGGAGTTTATGGAGATGATTCATAGTCGCTCATATACCTATATTATTAAGAATGTTTATTCAGACCCTTCGGATGTTTTTGATACTATTCTTAGAGACGAAAGAATCTTAGAACGTGCCGTGAGTGTCACCGAAACATATGATGATTTCATCAATAGTGCTCAACATTATGGAACTTCTGAACTTTGGAAACATGCCCAAGAATCAGTTCCTTACGCACAGGCAGAAAGATATGAACTCAAACGAAAACTTTTCAGAGCAGTTACAAACGTTAATATTCTTGAAGGTATTCGCTTTTACGTCAGTTTCGCTTGCAGTTTTGCATTTGGCGAACTCAAACTTATGGAGGGAAGTGCAAAAATCATCGGTCTAATTGCCCGTGATGAGAGTCAGCACCTAGTCATTACTCAAAACATTCTCAACAAATGGAAGGAGGGTGATGACTCTGATATGAAGAAAATCTCACAGGAAGAAGAGCAGTGGGTTTATAAGACTTTTGAGAATGCAGTCAATCAAGAAAAACTCTGGGCAGAATATTTGTTCAAGGATGGTTCTATGATTGGACTGAATGATAAACTTCTTTGCCAGTATGTTGAATGGACTGCCAACCGCAGAATGAAGGCAATTGGTCTTCGCCCACTTTATGATATTCCTGCGAAGAATAATCCTCTTCCTTGGACCTCACACTGGTTGAATTCAAGGGAAGTGCAAATAGCCCCACAACAATCGCAAATTACGAGTTATTTGGTTGGTGGTATTAAGTCTGATGTAAAACCCGACACTTTCTCAGGATTTAAACTTTAATCCAAGAAACTGAAATATAATATTATATAAATAGTATTAGAGTTCAGTTTCCTACTTATGTATTATGTTTATGAATTAATAGACCCGAGAGTTAATCTTCCTTTTTATGTTGGGAAGGGGACTGGCAATCGGGTCTATTTTCATCTATCAGAACAGTCAAGAGTAAAAAGTGATAATGAAAGAAAGTTTAATAAAATACAAAAAATAAGAAAAGACGGATATGAACCCGAGATCAAAATAGTTAAGTATTTTGATAATGAAGAAGATGCATATAATTATGAAGAAGTTTTAATAAAACAATATGGAAGAATAAGATATGATGAAAATGGAATATTGACAAATATTTGTGAAAATTTAAGACCTCCAAACTCTAAGGGACGCACATATAAAGTAATATATGGCGATAAATGGGAGGAGGAAATAGAAAAAAGAAGAAAGTTGCAAATAGAAGCGGGAGGATATGGACCAAAAGAACACACCGAAGAAACTAAAAGAAAAATAAGTGAAAAAAGTGCCGGAAAAAATAATCCAAGTTACGGAGTTCCTTGTAGTGAAGAAAGAAAAAGAAAAATAAGAGAGAAAGCTAAAGAGAGATATGAAAATGGATTTAAGTCACCATCGTCTGTGACTTATAGTTTGACTAGTCCGGAAGGAGAAATATTTGAAGTTTTTGGGGGATTGGAAAAGTTTTGTGAAAATAACAATATATGCTATGCTACTATGTGTGCTGCAATAAAGTATGACAGGAGAGGACCAAGAAGAAATGGATGGAGTATTGAAAAAAAAATTTAGGTCGTCAAACCCAGAAGATGAGTGTGTAACAAAACTTCAGGAGTATTGTAAATTTTCGCCAATTATACTAAAAGTTCCTGTTAGGTCTAAACCTTTATGTGTTGATGCAAATTGTCATAATAATGTAAATCATTATGTAAATACTTATGGTGGCGAAAAAATAAGTGGATATTATTTAATTACAGATGTTGATGATGAAACATATGGATGTGCCATATACCATAGTATTTGGAAAAACACTTATGGTGATTTGATTGATATAACACCATTTGATGATTTGAGGGAATATAATATGTTTTGCGTATCAAATGTTACGGAATATTATTCGGGTATATTGTATGATGGAAATAAATACAAAATACTGCAACCGGGGATTAATATAAGTTATGACACCAAAAATACTCAATAATGATGGAAATTACGATGAGTGGTGTGAAGAGGAAATTATAAAATCTTATAAGGATGCTGCCGAATATGATGATGTGCTTTTTGGAGACCACGACTATTCTTATATTTGGTTAAATAATAAATCTAATGAGAGTCCTTGAGACTCTCTTTTTTTATAAATAACTAAAAAAGAAAAGATGTCAAGAATTACAGGTGCTGATGCATATAGTTTGATTGAAGCATATCAAGCAGTATATGCTCCCCAAGAACTCACAGAAGAACAGGTTTGGGAAGAAGTTGAAACTTGGGTAAATGACCTTATTGAAGAAGGTTATGATCTAAGTGATTATACCTGGAAAGAGATGTATGAGTCTTATATTGAAGAGCAAGGAGCAGTTCAAGGTTCTTTATTTACCAATAAAGGAACTACTCAAAACTTTAGAGGAAAACCAGGAGGAAAACCACCAACTCCTTTTGTTAAGATTGAACCTGTACCTACAAAATCTAGAGTTCAACCAACACCACCAAGAACACCTGCATCTACTGCAAGACAATCGCCGGGACAATTGAGTATTCCCAGTCCAAACAAACCAACAACAGCAAAACCAAATCCATACAGACCTGGTGCTACTGTTCGTGCCACTGGTCCTAACATGGATAAGTTCCCACAACTTCAGAGATTTGCTAATCAAGCAAGAAGAGTTGCTGAACCAGTTTCTAGATTTGCAGGTGCTGCTGCTGGATTGACAAGAATAACTCCTGCTGGTGTTGCTGCTGCCGTGTTGGCACCAAGATCTACTGCTCCCGGAACACTTAATGCCGCATTAAAGAGAGGAGATTATAAACCACAACAAGGTCCAAAAAATCCAGATCAAGGTTTGTCTAAATCTCAGTCTTTTGATAAGGCATATAAAACAGCAAAAAATAAAAAAAATGGGATGGGTTCTACTTTTACTTGGAATAACAAGTCTTATAAAGTAGAAGAATATGATGTTCTATTTTCGTATATTCTAGATGAAGGTTATGCTGATACTGAAGAAGCAGCAACAACTATTGTTGAAAATATGAGTGAGAAATGGATATCTACCATTTTAGAGGCACATCCTTTAGATGCTGAAAGAATGCTTAGGAAAACAGGAAAACCTTATCGCCAACCTCAATACTTAAAAGCAAAACCAAGAAAGAAGTCTATAGGTGATTGATAGTGAAAAGAGTCTTTGAGACTCTTTTTTTTTATAAATAAAACTATAAAGAACTTTAAGAAAAGATGTCTAGACTTACTGGTACTGATGCATATGGTTTGATGGAGGCATATAATAACGTATATGCCCCCCAAGAACTCACCGAAGAGCAAGTTTGGGAAGAAGTTGAAACTTGGGTCAATTCACTTCTTGAAGAAGGTTATGACCTGAGTGATTATACCTGGGAAGAGATGTATGAGGGGTATTTGGAAGAAATACTGGGTATGCCAAGTGCTCAAAATGCCGGTGCTGCTTTACGTCAAAGTTTTGGACAAGCTCGCAGGGCTGTTGGTGGTGCTATTGGTGATGTTGCAGGTTCGGCTGCTAGAGGGGTTGTGGGAAAAACAACAACTTCTAGAAATCCTATTTCGCAGGCATATAATGCGGTTACTAGAGGAGTAACAGCAGTTCCCCGAGCTGCATACTCATTTGCTGGTGGAGTTTTAAGTGGAAAACCTGCTACTACTCAATCTGCAAAACCACCTTCTAGAACATTTCAGAGTGATAGTGGAGGTTCTACTGGATTTGGTAGATATGGAGCACCACCATCACAAGTAAAAACTCCTAAACCAGCACCTGCTCGTGATATTCCTGCTTCCCCTAAAGTAGCACCTGCACCTGCTCCTAGACAGCAACCTGCTCCTGCCCCTAGACCTTCTGCTGCTCCTGCAAGAACTGCTACACCTCCCGGAGGAACAACAAAACCTGCAGCAACCGCAACTCCAACACCAGCACCTTCCGCAAGTCCAGCAAGACCATCTCTTTCTTCCCAAGCAGATGAGATTCGTCAAATGAGAGCAAGATCATTACAAAGACAAGGAAAAACATTAGACGCTGCTACTGTTAGTGGAGCAACACGACCAGCATATCAGGCAAACAGTTTTGATGTATTTGATGTCATCAAAGGTCATCTTATTGATGAAGGTTATGCCGATACTGAAGAAGCAGCACTTGTGATTATGGCAAACATGAGTGAAGAGTGGAAGCAGAGTATTGTTGAAGATTTTCCAAATGTATTAAATTTTCCAAGCCAGGGGGGATCTAGATCTGGAGATGCTGGCACCAGGGGATTAAAAATGATACAAACGCCAGGTGGACAACGTGGATATATCAATAAACATAGTGGTGGTGAAATATTACCATCAGGAACTGTTAACAAAATTATGGGCGGAAACTTAATGGTGAAGAACGGCACCAAGAAAAATACTAATTCTAATATTGCATAAGAAGTTTAAGACCACTTTCAAAACTAACATAAAAGAGGGTTCTCAAGACCCTCTTTTTTTATAAATAAAACTATAAAGAACTTATAAGAAAAGAAATGTCTAATCTTACAGTAAATGGGTTGATGGAAGCATATGCTGCTGTATATGATACTGATCTTAGAGAACAATTAGAAGAAGAAAGAGAAGAAGAAATAGAAGTGCAGGAAGTGGGTTTTCAAATTATTGAAAATGCTGCTAATGTTTTATTTTCTCAGGGATATGATGTAAATGATTTATGTGATTATTTTAAAGAAGCAAGTACTGCAATAATTTCTGAAGATTATTTAAATTTTATAGAAGGGCAAACATATATCTCTGAGAGTTTTATCGTTTCTGATAAGTATGTACAGGAACAATTTAATTTATTGGAATACATTTTAGATGAGGCATCGCAAACTCGTCTTCAGACAATGGCGGGTAAAAAAAATAAAATTTTGATTGGAGGTCCTACTGGAACTAAACCGCAGTCAACAACTAATGCAGCAATTGCAAGACAAGGAGGAACTACAAGAACAACTATTCCCGGAAAAATACCAAGTACGTATAAACCATCTAAACCACAAAATGTAACAAGTTCATCAGCAAATCCAAAAGTAACATCAAGTAATACAAAACAAGCATGGCAAGGTCCAGCAAGACCACCCTCTAACGCATCAAAACCCGGCATTCTTCAAAGAGCAGGTAATTTTGCTAAAGGTTTGATGAGTAAAGCAAAAGATGTTGTAAAGAAAATTCCAGGTGCCGGAATGGTGGCAAAGATTGCAAAAAGTCCAGTTGGAAAATTTGCCGGAAAAGTTGGAAGTAGAGTTCTTCCTGGTGTTGGTGTTGTTGCTTATGGTGCAGATGCTGCCAAAAGATTTAAAAAAGGAGATTGGGGTGGAGGTCTTTTAAGTACAGCTGGTGCGGTCACATCCGCTATTCCTGGTGCCGGATTGGTTGCTGGATTAGCTCCTGCTGCCATTCAGGCGGGAACTGATGCCTTAGGTCTTACTGGTGATAGGAGTAAGAAAGGTCCTAAGACTGTGGGCCCCAAACTTGTAGGACCTAAGATTGTAGGACCTAAGATTGTAGGACCAAAATCTTCATCCCCTTCAGGAGGTGGTGGTAGATCTACTCCTTCAGGAGGAGGTGGTGGATCTTCCACACCTTCTTCAGCATCTCCAAAACCCAGTCCAGCAAAACCAAAGGTAGCAGATAAAGCACCAGAAGGTGAAACTAAAATGCAACAGTGGGCAAGAGCAAATCCGAAACTTGCCGCTAAAGTAAAAATAGGTCAATCTGGTTATGATGAGATTTCTGCAACTAGAACTAAACCGGGTCCTAACGAAAAGCAAGATCAAACTCCAACTACTGGACCAGAAGCATCAGATGCACAAAAGTCTCAAGCAGGGGCAGATCTTAAAAAAGCAAATACTCCAGATGCATTGAACAAACCAGCACCAGCAAACTCTGCACTTGCGAAAGAACAAGAAAGAAGGAAAAGAGAAGCAGAAAAGGCAGGAAAAGAAGCACAAGCACAGATAGTAAATGCTTCTTACGAATATGATGCCTACGACCTTGTGCTTGAGTATCTCTTCTCACAGGGGCACGTAGAGACCTTAGAGGAGGCAAATTATGTGATGTTGGTAATGGATGCTGAAACTATTGGAGATATTGTTGAAGAATGTGAAAATGATTTACTTGCAGAAGAAATCACCGAATGGGTGAATGAACTAGTAGATGAAGGTTATGATCTTTCAGAATACACTTGGGAAGATCTTGCAGAGTATTATGTGAATGAAGCAAAAGTTGATAAATACTTGGATAACAAGTTAAAAAAATCAAACTCTCTTGGTGATGATGAGATGGGTAGATCTATGCGTAAAGATATAAAAATGTCCCAGAGAAGAAAAAGAGCAAGTGTAACACCTGATACTCCTAGACAACGAAGATTAGCACAGAAACTTCGTGATAATCGTGATGCTAACAATGACGAAGGACCTTTAGGATATGCGGCTCGAAGTGAAGAAAAGTAGAGAATATTCCATATATAAAATATCAAAGGAGGCTTGACAAGTCTCCTTTTTTTGTGTAGACTAGGTTTGTCCCCGTTGAGAAAAGGGTCTAAGCTTCTCTAAGATACTTAAAATCCCTTAAGAACCAATTCGTAAATCCTATCTACTTCACTAGAAAAGAACTTTCCTTCAATATTCGTATTATAATACTCTTCACTTAATAATACGTTACGAATAAATTGTTCATAAGTTTCATAATAACTCATAGATTTCTTATGAGGACACAGGTATAATATTTCTCTTAAGAACTTATCTGATCCTAAATTCTTTATATCTTCCTTAAGTTCATCACAGGAACCAAAGTAAGATTGCCAATCACTTTCTTTAGTTTTTCTTCTACCAGTCTTCCTATCCTTTTGACGAGTCCAGAAATGTTTCTTACCAATATATTTCTTATCATTAACTATATTTGTAATTATATAAACAAATCCTTCCATTCCTTTGGGAACATCGGTAAAGTCCACACTATTATACTTCCAAGTCATGGTTAAGATTTTATATAACATATTTAGAGTGTTGCAGAAGCACCTGAGAGGTGATATGATAGTGATCAACAGTACTCCTAATATGACTACTTTAGAACAGACTCTGAGAACATCTCACGATTGGGCAGTTGATCGCATACATACATTATGTGAGGATAAGGGTATTGGAGATGCTCAGGCAATTCAAGCAGAGTTTAGAGAATGGATGAACCCCGATATCTCAGAACATGATGTTTTTTCACTTGAATACTTAGGAGACGAATAATGATAGGACCTAAAAAGAAACCACAAGATTTTGGTTTTAAAAAAGGAGATACGCATATTATTGTGAATGATATCTCTGAGATTGCAAAGGCATTTAGTTTTGATGGGAAACTTCTATGGGAAGTACCAGCACTTGCAAGAGGACAGGGAAGTGATTTTGAGTTTAAGTTTAGTAATACTGATACTCCACCGGGTCTTTATAAATTGGGAACTGTTTATAAAGATTACGAAAAAGACCCAACACCACCTTATGATAGGACCTTAATGTCATTTGGTTGGTATAGTTTTGATATGATTGAACTTGAAAACCAAGAGAATAAGTATGGTCGTGCGGGTATTATGATACACGGTGGCGGAAGTGCTTGCGGATGGCCTGGAGCATGGGCACCAAAGCAGAAACTATTTTCAACTCACGGGTGTGTAAGAATGTATAACCAAGACTTGAAAGATAAAGTTCTTCCACTCACTAAAACTGGAACTGTATATGTCTCAGTATTTCAGGAAGGTTGATTATGACTATCAAATTCATAGATGCAGTAGAGAACCATAAAGACCTGGAGCATCAAAATCGTGCCTGGGCATTTCTTCAGGCATCAGTTCACAAAGAAATCTTGGATGAGTTTGCTAGGATTTATAGAAATCAAAAGATAGAACCAACACTTGATGGACTACCACTTCAAGGTGTTGCCCTTATCAAGGAATTTGAAGATTGTCATCTCAAAGCATATTATGATCCTCGTACAGGTGGGTTGCCCATCACGATTGGGTGGGGAAGCACTCGTAGAAAGGATGGAACGCGATTTATGATTGGGAATAAAATTACTCAAGAAGAAGCAGATGATTTGTTCTACTATCAACTTCGCCGGGAGTTTATTCCTGCTCTCGAAAAAATACCTTACTGGAGTGAGATGAATGACAATCAACGCGGAGCACTTTTATCCTTTGCTTACAATCTCGGTGCTGGTTTTTACGGCGGAAGTAATTTTAATAGTATCACTCGTAACCTTCGTGAAAAGAATTGGACAGCAATCCCAAAAACATTAGAGATCTATCGTAATCCTGGGAGTAATGTTGAGGCAGGATTACTGAGAAGAAGAAAAGCAGAAGGTAAACTTTGGGTTTCTTAATCATCCATCTTTGCTTTTAAACCTAATAGGGCAGTAAACAAAGTAAATAAAGCAGTATATCCCCTACTCTCAGATTCTTTACAATCTAAGGGTGGGGGATTTACCAATCCTCCTAATGCATCTGCTCCTTCCATTGATCCCGGAATGAGGAAGTTACAGTTAGCAAATGTAATACCAACATATCCAAGTGTTCCTATTACAATAACAACGATTAACTTATCAATTAGTTTTAGATTTTTCATCTATCCCTCCTCTTCATTATCCCAGATAAGAATTTTATAGATACACCATAGGGTCCCAACCAGTCCGATACCTAATAGTATATTTACACTCCATACTGGGTCAGTCATAATCTTCCTTCAGTTTTATGTATCCATTCCTTCAACTCAGTAACATATATTCTGAGTTCTTGTGCCTTATTTAGATGCCATTCATCACCACTCCTGAAGTACTCGTGAGTGTGATTGTCTATTGCCTTGAGAATATTGTGTATCGGTGCATTCCAGTGCTCTCTATGAGGTGTATTCCACTCCCGTGGCATAAAATGTGAAAAGCAGTTTGAAGTATTTAGATTCTTGGTAGACTTATTCACCCCCAACCACTTCTTAAATTGGCACACTTGACAGAACCTAAATAATCTCATATAGTGTAAAAGAAGAGTTTCGTGAGTGGATTCATATTCCCGAGAATGTAAAAGAAATAGACATCATTTATATGGATATGGATTCTATAAATAATTAGAAACTATTCATATGAAGACGTTTCAAGAGTTTATATTGGAAGCAGAAATCAAGTGGAATACTGGAACTCTTAAAGGAAGTAAGAAAAGTCCCAGTGATACTGCAAAGCAAAGGAAAGCAAAACTAGAAAGAGATGCTAAGCAAAAACCATTCCCAAAAGTTTTTAGTAGAGTAACTAAAATTAAAAAGGGAATATCTGGTGCCGATGCTTTAGCAAAAGATACTGATCCAAAACCAGAAACTAGGGCATCTAGAATGCAAAGAACTGGTAAAATGAGAGTGAATACTGGATATGCTACATTTAAAGATACGCCCACAAGTTCTGTTGGTACTGAGAGTGGTGTAGATAGGACGGGAGTTCACGATTTGGGACAAGGAGGTCGTAGAACTGGTTCAGCAACTGCTCCGGGAGAAGTTGTATCAGATAGATATGGCAAGGTCACTGGTGGAAGAGGAACGAGGGTGAATCGTTCTGGTGGTACGGTCGGTAGAAAAGGATGACTTGACAGAACCTAAATAATCTCATATAATGAAATGAAACCCACTCAAAAGGTGGGTTTTGTCATAATGAGTCTGTGACGTGACACTTAGAGCCGTGGAAGATGCCCTTCGAGAGAGGTGGTATACCCCTCTTCTATACGGATGCCGAATTCTATTAAAATTAATGCAACAATTTTTTACTGTATCCTTTCCCCTTTTGGCAATGGTTACAACCAGCACGGCAACACTGCCCCAAGTGTTTCCTCCTCCACCCGTGAGTGGTCCGCCACCATTCTCTATTATTCAAGAGGAGCCTACACGAAAGACAGCGACCAGAGAGGTTGCTCCAGTTAAACCAAAAGAAAAAAGGTTAATTTGTAAAGGATGTAATACTAATGAAACGAAGACTGTAGAATTTTTACAGAATCGTGGAATTACTGACAAAAACGCCATAGCAACCATTATGGGCAATATCCGACAAGAGTCTACCTTCACTCCTAATGTATGTGAGGGTGGTGCTAGAGTGTCTTATAGTGCTTGTAGGAGCGGTGGTTACGGTCTTATTCAATGGACTGATGCTACAAGGTATAATGGACTAGGAAGACATGCTGCCCGTATTGGTGCAAATCCTTCCTCACTTGATGCACAACTTGACTATATGCTACATGAGGGTGATTGGAAGATGATTGAACCTCGTATGAAACGCCCAGGTGGTTCTATTCACCACTATATGAATCTTGCAAGTAGGTGGATTCGTTGGGGTCATACTGGAGCAAGAGTTGATTTCGCTTATAATTATGTGAATCGTTTAGTTCTTACTGAAGTCTAAAATTCATAAAATTGAATAAATATAGGAGGGCACTCATAACCCTCCTTTTTTTATGTTTAATTTCAATTTCGGCAAGAAGAAACCTGACATAAAACAATATGCAATTATAGGAGTCGTATTATCTTCTGTGATTGCAATACTCTCACAGTGCTCTAGTATTCCTAGCAATCAACTTTGGGATTTACTGGATGAGATACAAAGAAAATATTTTCC